AAACTCAGGTTGCATGGATTCCATAACCTTATCAAAGATTTTTTTACCGAACTTGTAAAGAAATACACCACCCTCATTCTGAGGATTAGTTGGATCTTTTACAACGTAGATATTTGCATAGTAAGACAACTTACGTTTTTGCTTACGAACAGTATCCTTATCGGATTCATTACCACTATTCCAGAGTTCACGATTGTATTCTGAAACAGGATCTTTACCACCAGTAGTAGTTAAAGAATTTTCAATGTACCAACCACCAGGCCCTTGAAATGCATGTGAATACATCTTTGCCCATGGAATGTCCTCACCCTCTGGAGAAGGTAAGAAACGAATTACAGCAAAACCGTTACCGGTCTTATCAACTTCTGGTTTCCAGAGACGGTCATCACCGTTTCCACCACCAGTATTATTCATTTTCTCAACTTCCTTAACAAGTTTAGATGTTAAAGAACCAAGTTTGGATTGTTTTTTTAGATCTGAAAAAGACATAGATTTTTAGATTAATTAGATTTGGCTTGTGCGTACCTATTATAGGTCAAATTTATTGATAGTCAAGTGTATCTCTCATGAGATCAACCATCTCACCCATTTGTTTAAACAATGTTTGGACATCAACATTTTTAGGAAGTCCCATCGAGGTTGCCCCAGATTGAATGTTATCCTTCATTTGTTGTGCCTCTGGATCATCAGATAAACTTAAACGAGCATAGAGAACTTTTTGCTTTTCGCAAAGTTTGTCTAGGAGGTCAACATGATAACGTTGATCTTCTATATTCATGCTAGGAAATTTAAAGACATTGGGATAAACTTCTTCTTGAAGTTCTGCAATCTCTGCCATTTCAGCACGAACAACTTCTGAATCGAAAAAACTCATAGGACTATTTCTTTTAAGATTTTTTTATAACGAGGTACATTTATATTTAGGAAAGGAGAATATTTTTTAATCTTTAAACTGACGGTTTCCCATACAGGATCATTTAGTTTTTGATCAAACTCTTTTCCGTATTCAAATATTCTATCACATATCACTAAAGTTTCAAGTGAGGTTTTCCCACTCAGATAATTTCGGAGAATTGGTGGATGTCCTTTTGAACAATCAAATACATCATCAACCTTTCTATCAGTAAAAAGATCATGAGTCTCTTCTTTGAAAATGTATGATAATGATTGTATTTTCTTCTTCCAATCTGTATATCTACCTTCACCTTCTCTTATCATTTCACCGATCCACATTGTTCCGGGATCAGTAGAGTATATGAAATTAGATACAAAAAATTCTTCTACTTCTTTATCATTCTTTTGTCTTGCAAACTTCTCAAACCAAAATCGATCTTTCCTTTTATAAAAAGCTTGAACTGTTGCTCTAGTTTTACCACGATACTTTATGTAATCATAGTGATCTTTAGTAAAGTGATTTTTTAGAGAGAGGTAGCAACGATAGGCATCAAAAGGCATCATTTTTTACAATATTGAATGCTAAAGTAATTCTCTCAGTATCAACAACTTGTTGTTCTACATGATGTAGAACTTGTGATGGAAACAATACCATTGTTCCATCTTTTCCCTCATAACCAACATTATACTCATCAAATATTGTAGGATGACCATGATTTTTATAGTATATTACACCTGATAAAAGTCCTGCATGGTTATGTTGTGGATTATCATCTCCTTTATATGCAAAGTTAGTCCAGATATCATAGCCATCAAAATGACCATCCCACTTTCTCATTTTAAAATATCTACTACTCTTACCCATTCCCCAGTATTTTGCAGTCAATCTCAATACCCATGCTAACCAAAAGGATTGATCAATTAAATGAGGAGAGATAGAACACTGATATGAATTATGTTTCTTACCATCCATGGTAAGATACCCCACATTTTCATGTGCTTTCAATTCTGCTAATGAACTATTCTTAAACTTTATACTTTCTTGAACCCATACATCCAGTTCTTTCATAATTTGATCTGGAATTTTCACATACATTACAGGAACATTTTCCCCCAACGAATTCATATTAAGGATGTCACTCATAATGGCAATTTAGCAAGAGATGTTTTCTTCATGAAGTTTAATTGCTGTGCTTCATGTTTAAGTTTTTCTTTTAATGGTTTAGATATAAGTTTTGGTACCGATTCTACATCAATACTATTTTGTTCACAGAAATGAACAATTGCATCAATGTAATTCATCTCCTTATTTTCTAAAACAAGTGTTTCTATTTCTTCGGCAAATCTAGCAGGACAGAAGAACTTACTCTCCATCACTTTTGCTAATTCATCCTTCTCCATTTTATGACCTAGTATTGTGAGATACAAATTCTTTTATATACCTAACTAAGAGCTTAATATAATCCCCTTTGTTCCTTTTGTCAAATATTTTGACCTCACCACTTGGAGTTACCATTATTGTGATAAGTTTTTTAACAGGGATCTCTGTTAACTCGTAGTATGCAGCAGCATAAAAGGTTTCCTGTACAAAATAGTTTTCCAACCACTTCTCAGGTTTAATTTTTTCTGAGGTTTTAAAGTCTATTACTGCCAACTCTCCCTCATACTCCGCTATGCAATCGACTCTACCTGCAAGACCAAGGTACTCAGAGTAAAGAGTTCTTTCTATAGCGTGTATATTATTTATCTTGTCCAGATATGGTGCTGCATGATGAAACATAAACTGTGTTGCTGGTAGATAATCATCCCAATTCAGTTCTTTGTTTTCTAAGTATGCCTGTGCTGCCTCATGAAAATCAGTTCCACGAGATGTTGCTTTTCTTGTGATATTATTTGCCTTCTCTTCGCCAATTCTTTTTCTCCACTCAATAAAAACTTGTCTATTATAAAAAGAAGTTACCGATGTAATGGAAGGAACCCACTGTCCATCAGGTAACTCATACAGTCTACAACCCGGAGTATTTTTTACTTTTAATTCAAGTTCACCTAAGTAATTACAATGCTCAAAATTCATAAACTAGCTTCCATTTTTGCAAGTAGATATTCTTTTACAAGACCAGATCTAACAATATCTTCGATACTAAATTCAATAGTATCAATTGAAGACATAATACGTAAGATATTCATAAAATCAATTACACCATTACGATCATTAGTTTTAATAAGATCTGTTTGAGTAGCGTCTCCACAAAACATAATCTTAGAATCTTGACCTACTCTAGTCATTATACTATCTAACTCATGAAAATTCAAGTTTTGAAATTCATCTACAATAACAATTGATTTATCTAAAGTTGTTCCACGTAAGAATGATGTACTCCAAAAAGAAATAGTTCCTTGAGTTTTAAGATTACCATAAAGCATTTCAAAATCTGCTACAGTTGGCATCTCAAACATATACTTAACCATATTCTTATATGGTATTTGATATAGAGAAGATTTATCCTCATGATCACCGGGTAGGAATCCTATCTCTCTGGTCGCTACAAGCGATCTGACGATGTATATTTTCTCATAAGGTGTCTTTTCATCTAAGACATCTTTAAGTGCCTTGTAAAGTGTTACAAAGGTCTTTCCTGTACCCGCACAACCATATGCTATCAAGTTTTGATTACTGTCATAAGATTGAAATAATTTTTCTTGATTTGGTGTGAGAGGTTGAACATCTCTTAGTAGATCTATATTAATTGGTTTCTTTCTTTTCATTTGTTTTACTGATAATCCTGCACCTATTGGTGGTTTTCTTTTTTGTTTAATTGGCATGTGAAAAATTAGAAACTATAATCTCTGTTCTTACGAACAGTTGCACCGGGCTGTTTAGATGCTCTGTCTAGAACTTCATTCCACCCACTAGATTTTGCTTCTCCACTCCAACGAAAAACTTCTTGAGCACTAGCACAACCCTCTGACCAGTCCTTATCCCATTCGGGATTATCTTTTCTCCACTGATCATACTGTGTCATTGTCATCGACAATTCTTTTTTTTCTTTAGTTTTTAAATTAATTACAGGATAGGTAGGCATAAGTATTTAAGTTTTGTAAAGTTATTTAGACCCACTGTAGGGCTTGAGAGACGATAGGAAATTTGTCTATGAAAATAGATCTTATCTCATTTACTACCTGAGTATGTTCCTTTTGTGTTCCATGTGCAGAACGCAAATCAATATAATGTATCCATGATCTTATCGAACCTGTCATATACAAACGAGTTGGTGTGGCAAGAGGTAGTACAAATCTTGCACACTCTTTTGCGATACCATCCTTAAGCATCTCTTGATATATTTTCATTGCTTTTTGAAAATGTTTCTCTATCTTCACTTCATATTTTTGTATTAAAAATGGATCGATGTCATCAATACTATTCTGTCTGTTCTTTTCATCCTGACGACGTATTTCAAAGAGAGGTATCTTATCTGCTAAGAGACTACTATCAGCATACCTTTGAGAGAACTCTTGAAATGTAAAGGATCTATGTCTTAATATTTGTGCTGCAAGTCCTCTGGTAGTATTGATCTCAACTGTCATGTGTGCTTGCTCAAAGACACTCCAATGCCCATGTTTAATACAATAGGATAAAAGACCTGCAACGTTTGGATTCTCTTGGTTTTTAGGGTTACTAACTCTTGCCACATAACCCATCGTTTCCTCTGCGTCAGGTGTAACTGTTACACATTTAACGTTCATTCATCGTCCTCGAATACTTCATCATAATCTAATTCTCTTTTTATCACTTCATATGTATCATGTGATAGATAAGATTCTGTATCAGATAAAACTTCAGACTCTAAAGACTCAACAATTAGTTTTAGACTAGTGATGATTTCTTTTAACTTTCCTTTGTCCATGTGATGTTTTTTTGTAATTATAGTATAAAAAAAGAGGGGTGTAAACCCCCTCTGTTTTATTTTCCGTATAGAAACTGAACTTCAGCATTTATGATTGTAAGAAATAAAGCAGATGCTGCCAAAATTTCTAAAACTTCAATCATTTAACACTTGTAAGTTCTTTTTCTACTCTTACACCACGGTAAGTTAGATCGACCTTGCTAGTTTGCTGTGTCTTGTTTCTATCGGTGTCATATACAACACCACGGTAAGTGACTTTTGCCATTGGATTTCTCCCTAAAGTAATTGGATTTTAAGGCCCGTTCCTTTAGTCGTTTGCGTCCTCAAAACATACTGGATCAGTATGTGCAATAATTATTCTAGTCATCTCTAACCTGTCAGGGTCAAAGGGTTTAACTAAAGATAGCAACTCATTGGCATCTGCACAATTAAGTGGAGCACCGAGTAATACTAATTTCATTAAAATATTATACATGAGGATGAACGATCCGTTCCGCGACTTACTTGCGTCCTATAATAAATGGTTCACAATCTCCTGACACTTTGCTGTAAAAGTAATCTATAAGATACTCTTGAGCATCAGATCTAAGATTCACATCGCTGAGTATCTCAATTCTGTTTTTATTCCACTCTGAACATGACATTTCCCAATGGGAAGCATTGTGTTCAGCGAGGAGTGATGCCAGTAGTGTGATTTCTATCATAGGATGAACGATGTGTTTATATTAACACATTCAGCCTATATAGGCAAGTAGTTTTGTAATTTCTGTTACAATTTACTCCAATTTGTACGGGCAGAGTAGTGAATTCCGAAGATCTTTTGCTTGTAGATTATGTTCACACAACTTATTCATCCAAATTCTATCATTTAAATCTACTTCTCCATCTGTTGACATTATTCGACAACAAATATCTACTATTCGATTACGGTAATTAGTGCTTAACATTTAATTGGTTCCCATGTTTGTCAACTAAACCAAGTTTTTTTATCTGTGAAAAATTAGATTTTTGGTTCTTCTTTATCTTTTTATATTCTTTGATAAGTTTATCGACTTCATCGTTACTTACGTTAACAGTTAACTTATCATCTTCATTATTAACAAAACCCAGACCACTTTTCTCACCCTCTTCTTTTTCATCAACGTAATCATTAATTACATCTTGAATTTCATCTTTAATGAGTTCATTTATTTGTTGTCTGAGTTCTTCATCTTTCATCTTTTTTTCCTTCCCTTTTTTTCTTTTTTTTGATATCCCCACATATTAGGATTCACTGACCCATGACCATACTCAATCTTTTGAACAGCGTTCTTACCATAGCGATCATAATATAAATTAAAAACGTTAACCATTTTAGAAGAACGAGTTACATCTAAAAGTTCTTTATCATCTTTATTGTAATAAACATAGAAAGCATCACTAGGAAACTTAGGATCTTTTGCTTTATCCATTGTTGTTTTTTCTAAAAGAATTTCACAAGAATAATCACTAGGATCAAACTTAGCATTTCTTTCTAGTTCTTCTTTCTTCTCTTCAGTTTTCGTTGTCATGAACGATCACCCCATACAATGTCAGGATAAGCTTCTTTTACTTGTTCAAGAGTAACTTTGTACTTATCAGTAAGTCTTTTATCTTTTACAAGACAAATTAAATCTGCCTCTCTAGGATGAAGACC